TTGAGATAAATGCAACCGCCTGACGAGGACATCGCCGCTGCCGGGCCTATCACGATCAACACCTACCGCCCGCGCGAGGTGTTCCTCGAGCTGCACAACCGCGCGACGCGCTGGGCGTGCGTGGTGGCGCACCGGCGTGCGGGCAAGACGGTGGCGATGTGTGCGGACCTGGTCATCAGCGCGCTCGAGTGCCCGCACCCGAAACCGCAGGTGGCTTACCTTGCGCCGTTCCGCGAGCAGGCGAAGAAGGTCGCCTGGCAGTACTTGAAGGATCTGACGAAGCCGCTCTGGGCGAAACCGCCGAACGAGAGCGAGCTCAAGATCACGATGCGCACGAGTCGGCCGGGCGACTACGCCACGATCTACTGCGGCGGCAGTGACAACCCCGACAGCTTGCGCGGCCTCTACCTCGACGCGGTGGTGATGGACGAGGTCGGGCAGATGCGCCCGAGCACCTGGTACTCGGTCGTGCGCCCGGCGCTCTCGGACCGGCAGGGCAGCGCGATCTGGGCGGGCACGCCAGCGGGCAAGAACTTCTTCTGGCAGCTGCGCGAAGAGGCGCGGCTGAACCCCGGCACGCACCTGCTGCTCGAGCTGCCTGCGAGCAAGACGGGCATCTTGCCGGAGGGCGAGCTTGCAGCGGCGCGCGCGCAGATGACCGAGGAGACCTTCGCGATCGAGTACGAGGTCAGCTTCGACGCTTCGGTGCCGGGCGCGTACTTCGCGAAGCAGCTGGGCGAGGCGTATGAGCAGGGGCGGGTGGGGGACTTCCCGATCGACCCTGCGTTCCCGGTGGACCTTGTGGCCGACTTGGGCTACACGGATTCCTGCTCGTGGTGGGGTTGGCAGACGGGGCCGGATGGGCACCGGGTGGTCGAGTTCTACGAGGCGGACGGTCAGGCCATCGGCCATTACATCGACTGGGTGAAGAGCCGGCCGTACAAGGTCGGCACGGTGTGGCTGCCGCACGATGCGCGGGCGAAGAGCCTGCAGACGGGCAAGTCCATCATCGAGCAGTTCCTGCACGCGGGCATCACGCCGCGGATCGTGCCCGAGCTCAGCCTGCAGGACGGCATCGAGGCTGCGCGTCTGACCATCCCGAAGTGCTACTTCGACGAGAAGGCGACCTATGCCGGCGTCGAGCACCTGCGGGCGTACATGCGCGAGTGGGACGAGCGGACGCAGACCTTCCGCAACCGCCCGAAGCACGACCAGCACAGCCACGCCTCGGACGCTTTTCGCTACCTCGCGCTTGCCGCGAGACCCGTTTCTGGTAATTTGTCAAGTGGTGGTGCTAAAATCGCACCGCGTAGTGGCGAGCACTACGGGTTCACGTTGGATGACATCTGGGACTGCAGGCCGCGCCACAGCGGACGGGTGGGTTGATGGAAAGCTCCGAGCGCATCGAGACCTCCAAGGACTTCGCCGACACGCCGGGCGGCATGGCGCGGCGTTGGAGCACTGAGATCGAGGCGGCGGTCAAGGAGCTGACCAAGTTCCACGAGGACGGCGACAAGATCGTCGAGCGGTATCTCGACAAGCGCGACGACTGGGGGCGCGAAGAGTCGCGCGTGAACCTGTTCTGGTCCACGGTGAAGGTTCTGCTCTCGATGCTCTACGCCCGGCCGCCGAAGGCCTCGGTGTCGCGCGCGTTCCAGGACTCGGATGACGACCAGGCGCGCGTGGCGGGGCAGATCCTGCAGCGCCTGCTGAACAAGTCCTTCGACGACAACATCTCGGCGTGGGACGCCGCGGTGCGGCAGGGCATCGAGGACTGGCTGGTGGTCGGCGCGGGTCAGGTGTGGCTGCGCTACGAGGTCGAGACCGCGCTCGAGGAGGTCCCGGCGCAGTTCGACCCGCTCTCGGGCGTCGAGATCGCCCCGGCGCAGACGGTCGAGCGCATCGTCGCCGAGGACGCGCCTTGCGATTACGTCTTCTGGAAGGATTTCCTCTACTCCCCCGCGCGCACATGGGGCGAGGTGCGCTGGGTGGCGCGGCGCGTGTACATGACGCGCGAGCAGCTCGAGGCGCGCTTCGGCCCCGAGATCGCCAAGGTCGTGCCGATGGTGCGCCGGCAGTCGAAGCAGGGCGAGCCGCAGGTCAAGAACGACCCGTGGGCGCGTGCCGAGGTCTTCGAGATCTGGTGCAAGGAGAACCGCAAGGTCTACTGGTTCGCCAAGGGGATGGACACCATCCTCGACTACAAGGACGACCCGCTCGGGCTCGAGAACTTCTTCCCCTGCCCGAAGCCCTTGGCGGCGAACGTCACCTCGAGCAACTTCATCCCGCGCGCGGACTACATCTTCGCGCAGGACCAGTTCAAGGAACTCGACGAGATCAACACGCGCATCACCTGGCTCACGCGCGCGGCGAAGGTGGTCGGCGTCTACGACAAGAGCGCGGGCGATTCGGTCGGCCGCGTGCTCCTGCAGGCCGGCGAGAACCAGCTCATCCCGGTGGACAACTGGGCGATGTTCGCCGAGGGCGGTGGCATCAAGGGCAAGATGGAGTTCGTGCCGATCGAGGCGGTGGTCAACTGCATCGACCGGCTGCGGCAGTACCGCGCGGACAAGACGCAGCAGATCTACGAGGTGCTTGGCATCTCGGACATCATGCGCGGCGCATCGCGCGCTTCGGAGACCGCGGCTGCGCAGCAGATCAAGGCGCAGTTCGGCTCGACGCGCATGCAGCTCTCGCAGTTCTACATCGCCGAGTGGATCACGCACGCGCTGCGCATCAAGGCGGAAATCATCGCCAAGCACTGGCAGCCCGAGACCATCGTGCGCGCCTCGAACATCGAGCGCACGCCGGATGCGGCGGTGGCGATGGCGGCGATCGACCTCATCAAGAACACCGAGTTGGCCGAGTATCGCATCAGCGTCGAGGCCGACAGCATGGCGGCGATGGACTGGGCCGCCGAGCGAGACGCAGCAGTCCAGTTCATGCAGGGCTTGGGCGCGTTCATCTCACAGGTCGCGCCGGTGGCGCAATCGACGCCCGGCGCAGGCCCCTTCCTGCTGCGTCTCATGCAATGGGCGGTCGCGAAGTTCCGCGTCTCGAGCGAGATCGAGGGCGTTCTCGACCAAGCGGTCGCGGCGATGCAGCAGCAGCTTCTGAACCCGCCGCCTCCGCCGCCGAACCCCGAGCTCGAGAAGCTCAAGCTCGAGGCCGAGAAGATCAAGTCGAACGAGCGCATCGCGGCATTCGAGGCGGCTTCGGACGAGAAGGTGGCTGCGCTCAAGGCGACGGTCGAGCTGCAGAAGGTCGAGATGCAGGCCAAGTTCGACCAGGTCGCGGCGCAGTACCAGCAGATCGCCGACATGATGGCGGTCGTGCAGAAGGTGAACCCTGTGATGCAGCTCGACGGCCTTTCGGCCTCCATCGGGCAGATGTCGCAGAGCAACGCCGCGCAGATGGAGCAGCTCCTGCGCGCGGTCACGCAGAAGCGGCGGCGCGTGCCGATCCGCGACCAGATGGGCGAGATCGTCGAGGTGCGCGAAGTGGACGAGCCGGAGAGTCCGGCCGGCCCCGGCCTGCCGCCTGGCTCGATGCAGGTGAACTGATGCTGCGCCAGCCTGCAATGGAGTGGCGACCGGCCCTTGGGCGGTGGCTGCTGCGCGTCGAGTCGCCGGTGTCCGAGCGGGTAGTGCAGAAGTGCGTCGAGTTCATGCTCAGGGTTCAGGCGGCGCGGCGTCTCGGGCTGATGCCTGGCGACACGCGGGACGACCTCGATGCGAGCGTGAAGGCGTTGAACGAGAACAAGGTGCAGCAGTGGGCTGCGGGTCCGCAGATGGACGGCAGCGGCGACATCGAAGTTTTCCGTGCCACGACCGGCACGGGCAAGATCATCACAGGAGTCTGAGACATGGCAGCGACTTGGAGAGCGACAGGCGGCGCTATCGCCTATGCGTCGAGCAAAGACATGCTCAACGTGTTCAACGGCGCATCGTCGGCGCGAGTGATTCGCGTCTACCGCGGGTACTGGTTCAACAACGGCGTGGCGGCGGTGACGGGTGTGCTGACGACCGCACAGGTGCGTCGCATCACCGCAGCCTCTGCGGGCACAGCGGTGACGCCGGTCAGGCACGACACCGCCTCGTCGGCGCTCGATGCGAACACGACCTGCGGCACCAACCAGACCACGACCGGTTCGGACATCTTCCGGCGCTTCCTGTTCGTCAACGAAGAGCCGGTCGTCGCCGGTACCACGCAGGCCAACTGGCTGACGCTGGTGCCCTTCGCTGAGGTGTGGAACGCTGGGTACGGCGACACCAACGTCGAGCCGGTCACCTGCCGCGCGGGTCAGGGCTTCCAGCTCTTCCACAGCGGCTCGTCGGCGGTCGGCACGGCGGACCTCGAGATCGAGTTCACCGACTCAGCGAGCTGATTTATGCCCGCTCTGCGACACAAGACCTGCGGCCACGAGTGGGAAGTGTCGCAGGAGCTCGCCGATCGCGTGCAGCATGACCTCAACGGCGGCGTGGGCGGGCATTCCCCGCCCATCACCTGCCCGTCATGCAAGACGCCTGGGCGTTATGTGCGCTTCGAGGTCGTGACGGAGACGCCGCCCGA